TCTTGTCGGCTAGCATCTCCCAGACTAGCCGACTCCATCCAGCATCATCCAGCCCCTTGGCTCGGGCAAGGTATCCGGCGAAGTCCTCGCCAGCCATCGGGCGATAGGTAAGCTGGATCTCGTCCCAGAGTTCGCACGCGGGAATGGTTGCCTCGCGGGTGTAGCCATCGGGAATGTAGGGGCTTGGCATCGTGTCGCCTTATGCTGTGCTGTCGCTGGTGATGACCAACTCTTTCGTTGCTCCGCTGCTTCGGGCCGATCCCGACAACGTGAGGAGGATCTCCCCCGGACCACCAACCACCGGGGAAGCATCGGGGACCATCAAGGCCGCCACACTGAATGTAATCGATCGGTTGCCGTTCGTCAGTACGAAGGTCGCAGCACTCGCCCCGGCCGAGTTGATGCCGTAAAGATCGACCTCATCCGAGGTATACGGCACCGTCAGAGACAGCGTGACGTCTCGGCCTTCTGTGTGAATGTCGGTCGCGGTCTGGCTGTTCGCGAACCGGCTGTTGATCCGATTGTCGATCGTCAGTTCCCACTGCGTGACCGTCCGCGTCGTTCCCTCGATCGTGCAGACAGCATCAGACCAGACATAGGGAGGATCGGTCGGGGCGGATATGCTCGGGAAGGCAGTCGCCGACACAACCTCTGTCTTGCCAGTCAACTCACAGTCGAGTTCCAGCGGACCGCCAGCACTGGCCCGGAAGGTCGCTCGTCCGATCTTGCAACCGCCGTAGACGAACCGCTTCGCCACGCGGTCAATGAGCACGTCGAACGCCGGGAGAGTCTCCGCGAAGGCGAAGACGTCTGTCGACTCATTGGCCCCCATGATGCGCGGTAGGATCAGGTCCAGCATCGAGGGTGTAGCGTGAAACTGGATGCCCCCGCTGACCCGATAGATGCTATCCCGTGCTCGCTCGATCGGGATGGACCGCGTCCCACGAATGCCGTTCGTCTCGACGATCTCCTGCTGCTTTCTCAGGCTCTCGCTGATGAACTCGAACGCCTCGGTGTACGATCCGACCGCTGTTCCAGTCGCCGCCATCGATAGGCGACTCTGGTGCCCCATGCTCGCGTCAGCCATTGCTCAAGCCCTCGTTGAATTGAGTCGCTACGGCTGCCGCCAGCCGGTTGCCAATCTGTGACACCACTTGCCCATTCACCCCGACATGCGGACGGGCCACCATTCGCAGACTGCCGTCCTTGTTCTTCGTGCCTGTCTGGTGGAAGTGGGCGTATTCAACTGATGTTCCGAACGTGAACCAGTTGTCCCCAGTCATCCACACTGTATCCTGTGTTCCCTGCGGAGTGGTGAGACTCTCGAACATCCGCCCCGTATCGACCAGAATCGTCGAATGCCCTTTCGCCTTGATCGTCGACGGGGCCAGAGGAGCCCACGCCACGCCATCGGGTCCGCGTTGCTCGCGGTACATCTCACGTTCAAACTCTTGCACGAACCCTATCGATTCATCAAGGGCTTGAGTGTAGATCCCGTTCTCTGCCTCCTCGGCTGCCTTAACCACCCACTCGACCATCTCGCCCAGGCTGTCCAATGTCTTCACGTCCGACCCTCGCGGTTGGTGATCCGCAGAACGAACCCCGAGACAAACAGATCCCGGGCGAAAGCCGTCTGATCGACGATCGCCAGAGGCTGCACTGCCATCGTATAGCCCCGCGTCGAGTCCAGCCGCTGGTTGCTGAACGCCTTGCGGATCGTCTCCCGCCACGTCAGACGCTGATCCAACCCCAGCCGTTGCTTGTCCATCGGCTCCTCTGCATCGATCCGCAGAGATGCTACGAGGGCCACGAGGACGGGGTATACGATGTCGTCGCGAAGATTCGTTGATGCCGTGATGGTCTCCGCCCCGAACGGGCTGATGATCACTGCGGGCATCCGCTCCGACGGCAGGCGGGCGATCTCCACCGCAGCACTCTGGCAGATGACGACATTCGCACGCGAGATGCCGGGTAGATTGAGGGCCTGCACCTGCGTCTGTACGGTCTCCAGAATCGTGGTCAACTCGGCGGGCATTAGACCTGCCTCCGACAAATCACCGTGTAGCGCGTGTCTAGGGTGGCCTGGCTCGCGCTCAGCACCCGCCACCGCACGTTAGAGGCGTCAATGATGATATCGTCGACCTGCACGCCACGGGAACCGGCTTGGGTGGCATTGAGGCTGAACCCCTTCTCGTCGCCCACGATGTCGATTCCAGCCGCGTTGAGTCTCTGTCTGTTGACCACCCCACCCACCGCGTTATCGACGGTTACCGACGTAGCACCATCCGGGCGGATCTGCCGCAAAGTGACAGTCTCGCCGTTGTCCCAGAGGGTGTAGTCGCCGCCGATGTTCAGCGTCATGTCGTGGCCTCGCCCAACTCTTCAAACGCCCCGACCGCAGCCGCCTGAAGGTTGTTCAGCGCCATGATCTGGCCGAGGATCGCAGTCCGATAGCCGTTCCAGTCGACTTGTTGCCCATCGATGTTGTACGAGGGCTTCGGGTTGGCTGACTCGGTTGCCAGATTGGCGAGTAGGTTGCTGCGAATCGTCGCGATTTGTTCCGCGTCAGTCGGCATCAGACCGCCTCAATTTCCAGCTTCTTGCGGGTCAACACAACGCCTCCATTGCCGTTCCCGTTGTAGGCTCGGATGGCGTCCTCGATGGTCTCGGCCTCGACGATCCGCCAGTCTCCACCAGACCCGAGGGGCCGCATCTTGTAGCGTGGCAACTGCACGCCGGGAGGGGTCTCCTCCAGCACTGCCACAGTCTCGACCACCTCGACAGGTTCGGCCACTTGCTCAACTGCTTCCGCCTTTTGCTTTGCCATGCTCCCATTCTCCAAAAAAGAACCCCCGCCAGCTTGTGGCCGACGGGGGCGTATTGTGTCGGCCTCATCAGCCTACTAGGCGGTACACTTCACCATCGCACGCGGCTCGATGGTGGCAAACGCACCGCGCTCGCTGGCCTTGAATCGCATCACGACGTCCTGCGTGAATTCCGCCTCGTTGTTGGCGGGAGCCTGCACGACGGTGAGGGGCCAGTTCTGCATGTACCTGAAGGCTCGCCGAGGATCGCCGAGGTACCACGTGGTGTCAGTCGCCATCTGCCGCGCCAGTTGATTGGTCGACACGATGGTGTAGTTGGTGATGGGGTTGCTGCCCCGGGTCTCCGTGGGGCTGCCAGTCGTGGCGTACCCGGGAGTCGTGACAGTGATTTCCGTGGCATTGATGATCCGCCTGGCCGTGTAGAGCAACTGCCGAGTGCAGATCAGGTGCGACGGATTCAACAGGATTGGCTCGCCGGTTTCCGGGTCGAGCATCTCCGAAAAGAGTTGCTCCGCCGCGTCAATGTCGGTCCAGTCGACCAACGCATTGGTGGCCGCGAGATTGTCCCACGTGTGGCTCCCGGAGTTGTCCCCGTAAGTCGCGATGGTGGTGTCTCGCCACCGGTAACGATGGTCGGTCACGGTCTCATCGATCACGCAATTGATGGCCCGCTTCTCTTTGTTGAGTCCGAGGGCCTCGCCGACCTTCCGACACCGATCCTCCAGCACGCCCGTACGGTCGAAGAAAATGGCTTCCTTCGTGACCTCGACGATCAGCCCGCGCTTGGTCGTGGTGGGCGTGTCGATGTAGGTCTGGCTCACACCCGCCTTCGGGTACGGCTGGCCTTCGTCGACAATCAAGGCTTCGTCACCGATGCCCGAGATGCCGGGGATACGCTCGCCGTTGAACTGCGTATTCACCACGGGGATAATGCCCGTGAACACGAAGGCTTCCTGCTCGTACGCCTCCATTACGGCGTTGTACAACAATTGTCCGCTGATCTTGGCGAACTGGCTGGACGCCACCACCGACGCAGTTTCCCGCAGTTCGGTCGACCCGTTCTCGCCGGGGGCGTACATCCCGGCAATCTCACGACCATCAGGGACGAAGTTCTCGAACAGCTTGCGGATCGAGAAGTCCGAGAAACGGATCTCTTTCTTCCGCAGTCCGTCATTCAGATCGGAGTAAAACCGATCGGTCTGGCCATCGCGTTGGGCAGCCTCAAACAGTCGCCGAAGTGTGGTTACGTTGATCATTGCTCGCTCCTTTCAGCGGCGCTGACTGCAGACGACATAGTCTACGTTGAGGGTTTCGAGATTGGCTCCACCGTTCTTGACGCCCAGGCCAATTTGCATCTCGGTCGCCGACGTGAAGATGTAATCGTGCTGTGCACACAACACACCATCGACGAAGAACGACACATAGGCGTTGGTGGCTGAGTACGGCATGTACTCGATGCGGAGAGTCTGGTACGCCGCACCGCCAGCCGTCACAGCCCGCTTGGCCAGATTGTTGACGTTCGCCGCCGTGAGTTCGGTCGTGGTCTGGGTCGTGCTATTGCTGGTCTCGGTCTGCCAGACAGTCCCGCCGTCGGTCTTGACGAACACCGCGCCGCTGTATGACGAAGGAGGGCCAGCGCCGTTGTCCTGCAACGAGTTCGCGCCCACCGCATCCAGCAGCCCAACGAGGATGTTCGCGTCGTCGGTGTTGGCCTCGGTGAACTGCACGCGGGCTTCGAAGAGCAACGGCTTATCGGCCGCGAACCGGAACACCTCGTTCGCCGACTCGATGTAGGCTTCGTCGTTGTCCGCCACGGTGCCGTCAGACGCCACGAGGGCGATGATCCCACCCGCCGCATCCCCGACACTCGCCGTGCCGGAATCGGTGAGGGTGGTCACCCAGTCCGCCGAGTCGACGTCGCGGGTGAAATCATCCTGAATCGTGAATTGGTTGGGCCGCAGCAATTGCTCCGGCAATCCATCGGTACGAACCGCCATTGCGGCCTCCTTTAGTTGGAACGAATGGCAGCGATGAACTGCCGGGAATCACTGGGATACGACACCGCCGCCACCGGGGGAGAAGCCGCCGGACGCCCCGCCCGTTGCGTCACCGGCCACGACTCCAAGAGGGCCGCCCGCTTGCCAGCGTCGACAGCCA